GGCGAGTTCGGTACCGGCGCCGTGGTGGGCAGCATCGAGGAGCAGGAGTACCTGGGGCTGCCGGGCCTGCTGGAGCCCGAGCAGGTGACCGCCCTGCTGCGCCAGCGTCAGGACAAGCAGATCGCCTCCCAGAAGAAGCAGGCCGCCGCTGAGGCGCAGAGGCGGAAGAACTCAGGGGTCGACGACGCCCGGCGTCGGGCAGCGGCCCGTAAGGAGCTCTCCCAGCTGGTGGCCGCCTGGGCCCGCCGCTCGAGCCAGCCCCACGGCGTCGTCCACAACGAGCTCAGGCGCGTGTGCGGGGGACCGGAGGTCGCGGCGGCCTCGACCGAGGAGATCGAGAAGCGCATCCAGACCCTGCGGCGCTGGTTCGTCGGCAAGCGCTGACCCACCTGGACGGTCAGGTGCGGATGCGGATCCGCTCTGGCGTCCTCCTGGGACGTCTCAGCGCCGGATGGCGCCTTGACCGTTGAGGTCGACGTGGCGGGTCTGCAGTGCAGACTCCCCGTCGCTCAGGCGCCAGGCGTCATAGGGCAGCTCGGCGCGGGCGGACCGGTGCCGCTCCGCCGCCGCGCGATGTTCGGCTTCCCGCGCAGAATCAAATATTGCCAACAAAAAATCCCCGTCTGCCAACCCCAAATGCGCCAGCAACGGCGCCTCCGGCATCAGCCCCTCAAACACCGCGTGATTATCGCTATTGCTGTCCGCTTCGTTCCGCACCACCCAAGCCTGCCCGTAACGCGCGGCAGCATAACCGGCATTCGCCGCCTGTTTGAAATAACCGCGCATGAACTGTTGCGCACCCATCAGCGACAACGCATCCGGCACCTGAACATCCGGCGCGGTCGCGCCATTCGCCCTCATCTTGCCGATCGCAAAACGGACAGAACCCTCATCAAAATACCCCGCATACACATTCCCCGCCTGATACAAATAGCGCGGGTCCTTGCTTTGGTCATAAGCGCGCTGACACGCTTCGGCGTCAGCGTTTACCGCCGCAATAATCGGTGCACTCACACCCGTAAACTTTCCTTGCCCACTACCTGCAAGCGGAACCGAAACACCCGCAGGCGTTACTGCCGCCCCGGTAATCATCGTTTTAATTTGACCTGCGTTTGTCATGGCATCCATACCGGCGGCAAGCTGCGCTGCCAATACCGCGTTTCCCCCTGCGCTCATTGCCGCCATCGACTTACACGCAGCGAGCAAAACACCTTCAAGGATCGAGGCGTCCACTGTCATAGCTCCGGTTCCGGCGCCCGCAAAAACTCCTACAGGAACCGTACCGGCATCTACAGTCGTAATATTCCCCGTTTTTATATGGTTTGCGACGGCTTCGCTTACCTTTTTTGCGAACGCTAAATCATCGCCGTCTTTCATACTTTGAAACGCCTGAACAAGATTCTCCTTAAGGGTACTTATATTCAAACTCATTTGAACACTTGCTCCCATTTCGTTTTAAGCACTTGAATATTTGCGATAAAATCAGGGGCTGCCGTATGACTTGCCGGGCTTCCCACTGTCTTTAATTGCGCAAGATACCCTAAAAGGTCATTGATCATAGCTCCTAAAGTCGCGATACTGTTACCGACTTCAACTGTTCCTTGTTTGGAGGATTTAAGCGAGATATCGCTTTCCGTTTCATAGATAAAGCCTTCCTTGTCTTTGAGCGTAATTTTTTTGTCGGTTACAATGTCCACGCCATCGTCTTTTGTTACTTTTATCACCGTGCCGTGTATGGTAACTGTTACCTTTTCATCTCCGTCGCTTTCTTGGTCAACCTCAACGGAAATAGTCGGCTCTTTCACTTTGTTGTATATTTTCTTGGTACCGGTACGGTAATCGCTGACAGAGTGCCAACCGGAGTTATCAACTTTTTCATGTGTATTTGCCGCATCTTCGCCTTTCTTTTTAAAGTCTGCATGTACGGCTTCTTGCCGTGTAAAACCGGAACACAGCACAAAGGCGCTTGTGTATTCGCCGGTCGGCATCATACAAAAAACGTAGGTATCAACCGGTGGCAAATGCCGCTCACCGGTAAGGGGCTTATCTTTCTCAACCGTTACCCATTCGGCGGAAGCCACGCGGACACCGGTCAGGACAATGCCCATATCGGTAAGCACATGTACGGTACAATCTTCAGGATGTACTTCCCGAACGACACCCCAAAAACCGTACCGTTTATCATACGGCGTTGAATTATGAAAAGGATTGCCCCCTTCCGCTTTTTGTTTTCGTGTTAAGGAAATATTCATTAGTTTTTCTCCTCAAACGCCACGATTTTGTCGGTTATCCCCTCGTATTTGGAAAAAACACCGTTCTTGTATATACCGCCGCGCGATACACTGATATTTATCTCTCCGCCTGCTCCATAGTTCCAGCTGTGTGTAACACCTTCAACGTAAAATTGGCCTTTCAAAAAACTCACAATATCGCCCGGCATCGGAGGCACCTTACCCATGTCGGTAAGCGCAAGGGTGATATTCCCACTCAGCATGTCCGGTAGATGTTCATACCAGCTTTTCAGTCTTTTACTCATCGCTGCCATAGAATTAGCCGTATTGTTGTCTTGTTCTCCGTCTTTCATACCGTAACCGATAAAATGCGCCATGAGCGGCCGGTAGCCGTATATTCTAAATTTGTCCGAGCTCTGCAATGTAGTATCTATCGCATCTTCCTTTATCGTTGAAAGGCGTAGCGCTTTTTCTTCCGGAAGCGGATAGCCGTCCAAATAGGCGTAAAACACGGTGTATACTTCGCTGTCGCTCTGCGTAATCTCAAAGCTCTTTACCCAACGGTTATCAATCGCAATCGGTTTAATATCATGCCATTTATCCGCATCAAATGGGCATTGTCGGATTTTTACCTTCATGGTGCCGTTTTCGATACACGGGAGTTTTTCATAAATCGGCTCGGGAATGAGCTTATCGACAAGACTGAAAAAATCCTGCGTCCGCTGCCCATCAAATAGGCACCCAAGCGGATAGTGAAAGGTCGAATCGTCAAATAGAAAAAACGATGTGCCTTTTCCCATGATGTCATTGATGTATTCCGCAATTTTCGGCGTTCCCAGCTGGCTTGAAATTTCCAAAAAGCACTTCCAAATGTTCTGTACAATATCGCTTACCGGCTTGTCGGCTCCCGCATTTTCGAGCGTCAGTGCAGTCCTCAGCGACTCTTGGGTTTTATACTGTTTGGTGAGTGCGCACGCAGAGGTGTCAAGGTTAATGTAAAAGAGCGATAAAAGCCCTGTTGCGGCAATGCCGCTGATTGAAAGCCGTCTAATTGCACCACTTTCGTTCACTTGCGTTACATACTTTTTTGTTTTTACAATCCCAACAAAGACAACCCGATCAAATTCGGATATTGTGACAATATCCATAGTATGTACATTGTCAAAAATTCTCGACTTTCTCGCAGTATCCGCATCAGGAAAGAAGGTGAGGCTGAACGATCCTGCTAAATTATTACGGGAATACGAAAAACTGTATGATTGTAGTACCCGCTCTCCCGTACCGCTGAAATTGTAGGTATGGAGGATGTTGTTTTTGAAGGTATTTAAGCTTGGATAAATCCTCACGTCCGGTCTAAAACTTTGATAAATGATATTTGTACCGTTCATAGCAACCCCGCTTTTGCCCTTGTAGAAATAAAAAAAAGCAGCCTAAAGCTCCTTAAAGGACAATACCGCCCTTTAAAGTGTTCAAGCTGCCTTTTTAAAGTGCAAACCGGATACTTCTTGTTTACGATTTATTGAATGTATAATTCTTGTTTATATATTACACCGAAAAGCTACTTACGGTCAATTATGGAATACTGAAAAGTATGCATGAGAAAAATTCAACATGCGTATAAGGCGTACCGATATATACAATATGTGCTATACACCGGTAAAATATGAACTTCTTTGGGTAAATGAAAATGCTATCCGTATAGATCTCCATGTATTCGATAATGCAGGACGTGATATACTTTGTATAACCATTCAGTATGATGATTTTTTTAATGAAAATCGATATTTGTTTTCCGAGTATGACAGCGCAAAGGATGCCCATAAAGATTTTTGCGAATACATCAAAGAAAGAATGGAATGCTATGATGACTGCCCTGATGCCGACTTTGAAAAAGTGAGGGGATATAAAACGGTTTACAGAAAAGCGTGCTCCGAATGCAAAGCAATCATAACGGATATGTGGGAGGAAGAACACGATAAATTTTCGGTTCCATTACTTTCGCAATTCTGCTATCTCCAGCGCGGCACAAGTCTCCAAAGAATATACGAATATTGCCATGAAGAAAAACCCATAAAAGTTGCTCCGGGCTGTTATGCGGTAGATCCTTTCAGTTTTTTACCTTTTGGTGAAAATATTAGTTTACGTGTATCGATGGGAGAAATACACTTATTACTTGGGTTCGATAATGAAAATACTTTACAGTCTGTAAAATTGATTGTTGCCGATATAACCGAAGAGGTATTAGATAGATTTGAAGAAGACTTAAAGCTGTTTCCTCAATATTTAACAACGATAAATCTAATACATTCTAAAACGTGGTTTAGTCAGCCGAACGCCGGATTAAATAAGCGAGCAGAGATACTGATGCTGCATGGTAAAGAATTTGAAAAGAGCGGGTATCAGTCTTATAAAATTACCGCCACTATTAACGCAAAAACAGAGCGCGGTTTTATGATGCTTGAAATCGAGTACAAATCGTAACTAGTCTATAGAGATAGTATCTCCAATTAGAGGGCGACAGTCAATTACTAACTCTCATATACCCTAAAAGTACATGTATACAAACCGTCAGAATTGCGGAAACAGTGGAAATCGCCTTTTGTAATTACATTCATGCCGATTAAAATATCACAATCCATATTATGAGTTGATATAGTTGCTTCAGTATTATTTATTATTCCGCCGTCATAAAACGCTATATCTATGTCGCATACAGATACTATTTCCCTTCCTGTTGGCGTATGATTATCAGCATGATATTTAGTTTCTGCTTGAATACTGTCAAACAAACTCTTTGAAATAGCGGAAATATATGCCCCTGTATCAAATACTGCGGCACATTCTTTTGTGATTTCTTTTCCACTTGCTCTTACTTTTATTTTGCTCTTCCACTCTTTCGGCGCAACCGAACTTGTCATTTGTACGCATTTCATGCGTTAATTATCGGCATACTTGGGAGCCGGATTTAATTTTCTCCAAATCGGCAGGGGCTATATCCCAATGCCCGTTAACAAAAACGGTTTTTATGCCCATTTCGTTAAGTTTTTGTCGGTGTTCAGGAATTGATGGATATAAAATAGTGCGTATGCTCCTGCTCCAAATCTCTCGGAGTTCTTTTTTTTCTTCCATATTCATGCCCCCCTCAAAACAAAATAATACAATTTCTTATAAAGTAATATACCATTGTGGAGATTTTTGTGCTATACTTTAATTGGTAGAGGTGTATTGTGAAAAAGAGCCTATTTATCTTGTTTTTTTTATTAGCAGCCGTCCTTGCATTTACCGAAGAATTAACTGGTTTTATGGGTATTGATTTTGGAACAACAAGGGAAAAAGCAGCCAAAATTATGGAAGCTAAAGGATATAGTTTAATTAAAAATCAAGATGACATGTCTACATATTTGAACCCTACCGGTGTATGTTTTGGACTTCCCGCACAAAGGATCATCCTATCATATTCAGAAAATAATCTTCTTGTTTCAGGGACTTTTTTATCAGATATTGACGAAAGCATGAAAGATGATGTTTTTACTACGTTCAAAGCTTTTCAGAAAACTTTTAACTTGGAACCTCAAGATGTCGAAGAAGATGCAAGCAGAATGTCGTTTTATTATATTGCTCCAAATAAAAACCGTTTTATTGCTACATTATTTCCCGGCGTAGTAGCCTTTACTTTCGGTTATAGAAGCACGGAGGAAACCACTGAAGAAAAGCTACAGTTAAGCGACCTTGTAGGTAAATTATGGGAGTCCGAATATTTCACGCTCATGTATTCTCTTCTATTGCAAAATGATAATAAGTTTATTTTTGTTGCCAGTGGCGGAAATATTGACGGCATGGCAACGGGCGCATATACAATAAATGATGATATACTATCTTTTTCAACGCTTTCATATAGCGGTAAAAATGTTAACCTTATATTTAGACAATCTGAATCATACAAAATAGAAAGCATAACGGCAAATGGCTTCATAATGAAAAACACAAATACGCAGGATGAGCTTTTGAGCAGATCTATAACTTTTAAGCTGAAAAATTAGATGTCTGTAGAAATTATAAGAGTAAGGAGGTTTTATTATGAAAAAATTATTTTTAGTATTTTTTTTATTTGCAAATGTCTTTATTTCCGTGTACGGTGAGTTGCCGGATTTCTCATATGGAAACATTCCTTACGGTGAAACCTATCAGAATGTTTTAAAAATGTTTGAAGGTGAAAAAGTAAAAATCTATAAAAGAGAATGGAATGAGAGTAATTATTATTTAGATTTTATTGCTGAATATGACTTATCGTTATTAGGAAATGGTGTTTCAAAGTATGAAGATTTTAATGGTGATAAAGCGTGTTGCTTTAAATATCCTGTAGTAAAAACCATTTGCATAGAATCCAAAGAATGGAAAAATTGCTCTAGCATTTATTTCACATTTGTTTGTACTTATGGGCAAGATGATTATTCATTAATGATGGTAAAGAAAAACAACAATGTTCCAGAAGGGCTTGCAGCAGAAAAACTAGATGAATATTATGTACAGATTAGGGATAAGATTGATAAACGCATAGCAATCAAATCTTTAGAATTTGCTGCAAACTGGAAAGAGAAAGCTTATGGATTATATGATTACCAATATTATAAAGGTTTAGGTGCAAAATGGAAAAATGAGAGAGAAACCGTATATTTTATCGCTGCTGCTTTAACAAATACGTATATGGCTGGAATTTGTGATAATGATTTAGTCCTCATCAGTAATGAACAAGAAAGAAAATTCTTAAAATCGTGTGCCGCTTGTATAAAAGACCGAGAGACACAAAAAGACAAAAAATTAAAAGAAGCGGCTGATAATTTCTCTTTTTAATCTAAAGTTTCCCGACATAGAGGGCGTCGAGGCTGGTAGGTTAAAGCTGCTAATGGTTAGTCTTCCCTTATATAAAAGGTGGCATTTGCCAAAAGATTCTTAAACATCTTTTCCAAAGCTGCGGTATATTCATCTATATTTCCGCTATTATAGACTTTCTGCATTTCCGGTGTATCATGTGCTCTAAGCATACTCATCATTTCATGCGTATCGATTTTCCTGTCATCTGTTACTGCCCAATTCACAAATCTTTTCTTTAATAAGGTATCGCGTTCATCGTTGCCGCCGATTTTTATTGTTTTTCTTCCGTCAAATCGGACGCCTTGCTTATTTATAAGATTTTCATAGGTAGTACCGCCTTGTCCCGGCAGTAAACCTCCTTTTTGCACAAGTCTTTTTAAATCTTTATCGTTCAAAACTTGATCAACAGCAGTTGCCTCATTTCCTTTAATTACCTCTACCGTATTTCCGTAATGAAGAGGATTGTTAACGCCGCCTCTCTCTATGGAGATACCGCTAAGATACTCCGTTCCTTCCCAGAACTTTGATTTTGCCATGAGCGCAACATTGGTTTCTATATTTGTTATCGCATTTTGCCGTTTTGTATCATCGGATTGATAGGCCTCATCTTTCTGCATTGATGCAATTTGTTTTTGAAAATCCGCTGCCGTCATTTTGCCATTTTGCAGCTCTTGAAACATATTATAAACATCCCTCGCTCCGTGATAATTCAGTTTAAAAACATCTTTAAACCGCTCAACCTGTCCGGTAACATTGCCTTTGCCTTCAAGAGCTTGTACCGATTTTGCTATTTCGGTAAACATTTCAGGATTATTGCCTTGCTCCATTAAAAGCATGGTGTCAACGTATGTACCGGTAGCTCCGCCGTGTATGAGTTTATTCCGCTCTTTAATTGATTTACCGTCAAGAATACCGCTTGCAGCAGTTGCTACAATCATATCACTTGTACTTTGTAATCCCGTAGCGCCTGAAATTGCCGAATCCATTTGCCGCAATCGGCTTGCTCCTTGTGCCCCTTGCCACAATGGATTATTGTTCGAAAGACGGGCAAACATGGTCATTGTTTTTGACACATCTTCAACGCTTTTTACATAGCCGCTTGCAATCCCTTCTTCAATAACGCCTTGTAATGCCATTAAAAATTCTTTATCCTGCGCTTTTGTCATTCCCGCAGCTTGCCGCGCTTGGCTTGCATAGCCTAAAACATCGCTTCTATCACCGTAGCGTAACGCCGTTCCTAAAAAGTTTTGAACCGTTGCGGCATCTACACCCGTTGCATTTGCTCGAGCAGCAACCTCGCTTGCTTGTTTTAATGCAAGCTCTCCAGTACCTGCTCCATACTGCGACATCTGCGTAGCAATATCGACAATATCATATGCCGACATGTTCGTACCTTCTGCATACTTCGCTGCTTTTTCAAGTAATTCAGATGTCCTATTGGCATTGTCTTCCCACGTACCGCCTTGCGCATAACGCCTATTCAATGCACCGGTATGTACAAGACTTCTTTCGTATGCGGCGCCTTCGGCTATATCCGCTTTTTTATCTCCGGAGATAATATTGCCAATAGTGCCGAGAATTGAAAGAAGTCCACCGACCCCCATTAAGCCCCAACCGACCGGCGTTGCACCAACCGTCATACCTGCACCGAACAATGAGCCGCCTATCCCTTGTGTAATGTTTGAAGCCCCTTCAAGCACACCGACATCCGCGCCCAAATAATCGCCGGTTGCCATTGCAGTACGGCGATTGAATCCTATACCTGCTATTTGCTGCGCATATCCTAACCCTTGCGTGAAAAACCGTGCAAGGCCGTATCTTTTTATTGCGTCCATTGCGCCGCTTTCGTCAGTTTTCTGCTCACTTAATTTTTTTTCATGCTCAAGCCGCTGTTTTTCCTGTTCTACATTGTTCAGTGCAGCAGAAATAGTATAGGCTTCTCTTGACTGTCCTTTTTCCGTCGCTTCTTCAAGTTGGTGAGTAAGCTCATCGATTGTCTTTGTCAAAAGCTCAAGGCGCATATCAAGTTTGCTTGCGTTCATCCCGCCGTAAGAGGCGCCCCCCATATTCCCGCTAAATGCACCGCCTTGTATGTTTAACCCGTCAGGCTTCAACTGGCGGGCGGTATCAATTTGATGTGTAATTTGCGCAGCCGTGCTGTAATCGCCGTTTTTCTGCGCTTCGTTCAGTTTTCCAAATGCGCTGATTGTATCATCTACAGAGTCTTTTACGGCTCGCATTTCGCCTACAAGTTGTGAGCCATCTCCGCTAAGTCTGATAGTGTTCATATCTTACTGCCTTTTCTTAAGATTAAAAAGTCCGTTTTCGATCTGATGATTTACTGAAAACGGACTGTGCGTTATTCTGAATTAAGAAAATCCTCGTCCGTATATCCTAAGTCTTTCAGAATATCGGATGACGCCTCTTTTCCTTTTTCCATTGTTTGCTGCATATAGCCGCTTAAAATGCTTTCTTCGGTGTACGTATTTGCAAAATTAAAGAACAGTTCAAGAAAATCATCGTCAATCTCGGTGAGCGGAACTGGCAACGTCCGAAAATAAACCATCCCCCACAGCTTCAGGAACGTCCGCCTGCTCAGCAGCTGTTCTATCGGCGTCTGCCTCATTTTTTGTAAAGAGAGTTTGCACTTTACTACGAAAAGACCATGCCTTCACGTAAACTTCGTCAATAAAGTTTGCATCCGGCATATCCCCCCATGTAAAGTTTTTGTTTTTCTTTAAGTTGTTAAACCAAGCCTCGCCGCTTTCAATCACGACATCCAAATACGCCACTTTTTGAAGTGCAAAGTTGGCAGCTTCATCAAAGTTCATCGCAGGAATTCCCCCGCGCATGTATGCTACACGTCGGTCAACCGCAATTAAATCTTTTTGCTTCGGAAACTTCACCACAAACTTTCCGCGTGATGTTTCAATCGTTTCCTTTACGGTTTTTCCGTTCAACAGGGAATAAAAGATGTCTTCTTGTTTTGCCTCATCAAAGACTTCTTGCTGTTCAATTTCATCTGTAAGTTCCATTGTAATACCTCTTGTTTAAGAATGATTTTGATTGTTAGGCGTACAACGTGCCGCCTAACGCCGTCATAGCCTGCTTATTCAGTTGTATACAGGTCGGTCGTTCCCCAATCCGTACCGTTTTCAAATCCGATGGATTCAAACGAACAGTTTGCCATAACATATCCCTTACCCTGTGCCGACTCATCGTAACTCGTCAAAATCGCCCACGTTGTGGAGCAAATAATGGTCTTGTTCCGCTTGTCATACAATTCGAGATACGGAATTTTAATAACCTTTTCGCTGTCAACGATGGCGCTTGTTGTCGGAGCAAGGTTCTTGGTAGAAAGATCACTGCCGTCAATGCTAATGCCTTTCTTAGGGATAAATCCGCGGAAAGACGTTGAAACGCTCACCCCCGTAGGATCGATACTGACCGGCAAAAAATGTCCTAACACTTCGGCTTTCTGTGTCTGCACCTGTACTCGAATTGAATAATCCTGCGAAAATCCGATAATCTGAGCGTCGGCCGCTGAATTACCGGCACGCACGAAACAGTCTTTTCCTTGAATAATGCGATCGCCCTTTAAACTGTAATCTGCCATTTTTTCACCCCCTTATACTTCCACAGTCGACCGGTAAACTTTGTTTGTCGCGGTAATAAATACAAAGTTATTCGGCGCTCTAACAAATCTGTCAAAGGTCAAATACGTTTTATCCCCGTCAAACCGTACTTTTGCATTTTGAACAAGTTCGCCGCTATCGCTTTTTGTCAAAAGTTGCTCAGCATACCATGACCGTGCTTTGTCATTAAGCGTTGCGATAATGGAGCTTTCGCTCGGTTCATCATTTGTACCGGTACGCGGATTAAAGGCTTTGCGTAAATCTCTATCCATGTACAGCACCGAACGAATCATACAGCGTTCGTTGAGGATAAGCGAATCACCTTGATAAGTGGTTATGGAGCGAATGCAGACAAGCTGCCCGTCATCGTTTTCTCCAAACGGTGTAATGCCGCCTACAATCATCTTGTTCAGTTCCCCATCGGTATACTTTTTGTCAAATGAATTGACCTTTATTGCCTTGTTGGTAAGCGGATTAGAAACTCCTAATGCGCTTTCAATACCGGCGCATTTACAGGCAAGCAGTGCGGGGTTGATGTCTTCGGCAGCTCCCGTTAGTGGATTGTTTGCGTTTGCACCGGTCATAACAAGAGAGACAAGCTCACTATTAAAGCCCCGTGCTGCAGCAAGTGCGGCATCGAGGCTGGTGTTTTTTGCTGTACCAAACCAGCATGTGCGTTCTTTCTTCTTACTGACTGTACTCATGCTTACGCAATGGTCGGCGATAAGGTTATGAATGTCGCTATCGGTCGCGGCCGTTGCAATAATCTGAATATCGTACTTTTCAAGCTCATCAATCGCATCGCTCCAATCCGAAATCGTAGAAGTTCCGGCCATCGCTCCCGAAAAATACACATACCCCGTATTATTTTCAGGGACAAGACGCGAGTTTCCTGCAAGCGATACGCTTTCGATATATGCCACACTTTCCAATGCGGTAATAAGCGCCTGCAAATCGCTATTGAATACTGCGGCCGTTGTCTTTACGCTGATACCGGTTACATGGTCAAGCTCACTCGCCGCCGTGTTGGGCGTAGTATCGAGAAGAACTGCCGAATAAACGCCGGTATCATTGATGCGTGAAACAACCTCTTCGATTGTTTCGCATTCTTCCCATGTGATAGTAAGACTGTCGGTTGCAATGTCGCTTGTCAGCGTCAATCCTGTTGCGTTGATGGTACAGGTTGCACTTGTTCCCGTTCCCGTATACAGCACGGAAAAAGATTTTTTTGCAATGTTATCAATAACAGTCTCATTGCCTTTAAAGTTTACCAGAACTTTCTTACCCGTCGTCCCGTCTTTCAGCCACAGTTTAAGCTGGTTTGTATGAACGCCGTAATCAGCACTCTTTACATTCAAAATAGACTCACTACCTTTTTTTAGTGTGAGTGCCGATTGAGTACCGGCATTAACGCGCATACAGAAAACCTGCTGCGGTACAAACGTATTTGAGCCGTTTAATGCGTGAAGAACACCGTCAAGCAAAGACCCGCTTACAAGCAGCTGTTTTGCTTCCGCTTTATCGGAGACATTGTGCAGCGTCAACGGTTTACCGCCCATCGACGTGCCGATGATACACAGTTTTCCTGTAGAAACACCCGTTCCGCCGCCCGTTACATCACGCCGTGAATAATTACCCGGTATGTAATGCTCGCTGGACTGTCCGGCACTATTGAATTTTGCTGGTGAAACACCCATAATTCATTTCCTCCTTTATTTTACTTTGCGGTTAAGGACATTCTTAACAATTTCATTCCATTCCGCTTTCAGATGGATTTCTGCCGCATATTTGCTGCGGAGAATTGCAATAATCCCGCGTTTTTGCGGTTCCAGCTGCAAAAAACGCTCCAAACCGATTGAAACCTCTTTTTCAGTTACTTCGGTCTTTTCCGTTTCAGCTTTTGACATGATTGAGTACCTCCGTTACTATTTCGTTTGTTACTTCTGTAAGCTCTGTATTGAGTACAATCTGTTCAACGCAATAATTGACGTCAAACGAAATATGCGCCCCATTCAAAGCGACGTCAAAGTCAAAGTTATAATTATTGCTCCTCTGTCCGACGATTGTATTATCAAAGAGTGCCGGATCAAAAAAGCCGTATTTATCTTCAAGAATAATAGGAAGAGAACTTGCTGTGAAAAGGCGTAACTGTTCATAAATCTCATTCTTGAGTTGTGCATTTTCTGCCCATATCTCAAAATTGATGGTGTCTTTCCGCCGTGTGCGTACTGAAAACCCATAGCAATAATCCTGTTTCTCGATTGTCGCACGGATTGCAGCAAGTGTATGTTCGTCTACAACGGTACAAAGCCCGGGAATATCCCGTGTCTTTTCAACGCCTGTTTTGTTTGTGTAGGTTTCTGTTGTTTTGATGATTTCTTGCAGATCGCTTTCGCTTATCCCAATTCCTTCTATATTATTTGGTGCAAGGTCGTCAAACTCGTGAGGCTTTCTGTCATCACTTGTCGTTACAACGACGCAGGGAAAAGAATCGGAAGCGTTTTTACCTTCATGCATGTATAATTCTGCAAATGGGTGTTCCGTTGTTACCGATATATGAAAGTTTTTGTAGGTGTTTTCAAGATGGAGTGAGTCAAAATAATCCCGTACAATAGCAACAATAGCCTGTTCGAGAATAAGCCCTCTGTTTAAATAACACATCATCTTTTACACCCCGTAAAAACAAAAAAAGACAGCTCAAGAACGCATATATTCTGCGCTCTCCCCGCTGCCTTTTTGAAGTGCAAACGATGATCGACGCTCAAGTGAGTTAAGCAATGATTTTCTTTATAATAAATCCTTACAGCTCTCGTGTCAATGTAACGTCTAAAGCCCCAGTTCCTGTTCTAACCCTTCCTGTATTAAATCATTAACATCTTTTCGTAATGATTTTTCGATAGCCTCTGTAACATGGTTCGGAGGAATCGCCTTACGAATCCAAGGAGCCTTGCTATCTGCGGAAATAACCCGAAAAGTAAAATACGTGCTTTTCGAATTAGCCAGCATACGTACCATACCTACAGCATTACTTGAAACTCCTTCATCGCCTGCTGCATCCAGTATATCCTCAAATTTAACTCTATCTCCCCATGTATAGCCCGCACGTTGGATATCTTCTCCATGCCAGTTCTTTTCAATATGAATCTCTCCGGTCTGTGTGCTTTTTTTAAACGACTTTTTCTTTATTAAGGCATACAACGATTGGGTCATTGTGTTACTAAAATGCGCTCGCGCTCCGCCTGACCTATTCGGGGTTCCCCATTGAAACGGAATAATAAGAAACGTGGTGCCTTTTTTGCTTACGCGGCTTTTTTTACCTTTTATCCAGTTCGGCACTTCCTTCATTCTTATTTCAGGGCTGCCTTGTTCAATCCGATCCATATACGGCGAATCGGTTTCGATACTCACATCAAAATCACCTATTCGGCGTATTTTAATAGAACGCATAAGATTGGAGTTTGGACTTCTTATATCCGCTGCTCCCGCAACACTCCCACCCATTGCCCAATTCTGCCACGACTTTTGAATGAGCTTAGCCGCCATATCAAAAGCCGTTTTCGTTCTTGGCATAATCTGCCCGCCATTTGAGTCTGAAAAACCGGCTAAAGCCGATTGGAGCTGTATAAGCGTATCATCTGACAGTGTTACATCTACCTTTATCATTCTCAAATCCTCTTATTTCTCTGTCGATACTTTCATTATGCGTACAGAAATATATTACAAAGATGGTCGTAAGCAGTGGAAGTATTACTGCGACAGTTGTAAAGTTCTTATCGGTGATTCCGCACCCGGCGAAATCCACTTGCCGCGCTCAAATCAAATAGAAAACATCTGCCCTAGATGTGGAAAGTCAATTACCAAAGAAGATAATATTTCTAATCTATCGGAAACTCCTGTGAAACGATAAGATTCGTAATAAGTTCAGGTCTGTCATCTTTTCCGATTACAACTTCCGGATTATAAGCTCTTACTATGGTATAGCCGTTTTCATTCAAGATTTTCTCGATTTTTGCCGCGTTTGCTTCCGCTGCCTTCTTGAATTTCATGTAGTTTTCAAAGTCTGCTTTTTTCATTGTATACCCCCATATTTGCAATTTCTATTTCTATCCGCATTGCTTTTGCAGTGCTTCCGCTACAATGCTGCGTATTGACTGTTCTTTACTGTGTAAGGTTGTAAGAATGTCTGTTATGGATTTTTGTATGGTCAGGAACCGCTCCATAAGGCTTTGTTTTGTCTCAACCCCGCCAAGAAAAATATCCATTTCACCCTCGGCAGAATGTTTCAAGCCTGCTCCTAAGTTTTTCATACGTGATGCAAAAGCCTTCTCGCCCTCATCATGAATAAGCTTTGCAAGTTTGCCGGTAATCTCATCAGGTTTGGACTCTCCGAAAAGCGTTCCCTGCGCAAGATATGTTTCAACATTCGGATATTTTTCATGATTTTTAGCAACGCTTACTGCAATATCAACCGCTTCATTCAATTCCTTATTGAATGAATACTCTTTACCCGTGCCCTTATTTTCGACGAGCGGCAAAATTGCTCGCACTAGTTTTTGCCGAATGCGTTTGCCACCTGCGCTGTCGAGCCTTCGTATATTGTCCTCATTCAAAATAGTGCCGACAAGTACGGTTTCCGTGAAGTCTTTCCCCGTATCATTGAGCGTCCCATCCGATTTAAGGTATTGCGCTTTTTCATTGTCTCCGATAATGCCCGCATCAATCAGTTTAGCAACAAAACGTTGGCACCCTTTCGCATCCGCATACAGCTCTCCCATCGTTTCATAATTTGAGAGTTCCGAAGCGATTGACTGGACTTTTTCTTCAGTCAGCGTTTTAGTAATCTTGACCGCTTTTTCCACATTGCTCATCGTCTTTTTGGTATCACGATTGAATTGTGCAAATTCTTCGGTTGTATAATCGCCTTCATGTTCTGCATCCATTTCAAGAATAAGCCGCGGATGCTTAAAATCGGTAAGATCGCTTTCTTCCAGCCCGTATTCATCTATCATCTCTTTTAAGTCGGCGACATAAGCCGCATCGGTACCGTTTTTAGCGGCAAGTTTAGAAGACATCGTGCGGTTATTGCCGCTTACAACAATGCCGTCTTTTGTAACGATAGGCGGTGATTCAAGGGCAAGTGAATTAAAGTTTGCCGCTATCTTTCTTACGCTTTCTTGTGCATCTTTATCATTTTGATAATCACGGTCATTGACGGTTTTACCGTCTTTAGAAGTCGGGAATCCCTTAGTCGGTGAGTATGTATGTTCATCATGGCTTGCCGTCGGTGCATCCGCCTCTACCAGTTTGTAATGGCATTTAATTTTCGCCCCATTCGGAAGCGTTACCGTTTTTTTGTTTCCCGTAACACTTTGTGTGCTTTCATATTTTTTGCGAATCTGCTGTATTGCGCTTGATTTTTTGCCCGATTGTGGTATACTTGTAGCAGAGGTTTCAGGGAGAGACTCCCCTGTGTAATCTTTGTTAGAGCGTGTGGTCTTAACATTCCCTGCTTTTTCAAATCCGGTAATAATCCATAATTTATTTTTACCATTCCATTGTTGACGCAATCCTACATGAAAGTTGTTATTTTCAATAGCAATACGATCTGGGTTGTTATCAGGGCGCACAATATCGCCTGTGTTTATTACTTCCCCAATCTTCTTAGCAGCATCCATACCGTGCTTGTCGATAATATGAGCAAGACCATAACCTTCATGTTTTTCTGCATTGGTAACCTTGCCCCATACCACATCAATATCACCGATTTCAGGGCGGTTAAATGCTCCGCGCACTTGCCCGCCTTTTTGTTTGACGACAAAGTCTACTGCCTTTTGTCCTTTTCCTTTGTATTCAGGATAGTCCTTTTCAGGGTAGCCGTCATTACCGTTTCTATCAGATCCGCCCTTTTTATATTCCTTAAATATTCTTGCCGCCTCTGCTTCAAATTCACGTTTCAACTTCTCATTGAATTCCCTCGCCTTTTTCTTTTCAGAAGCAGGCAATTTCTTAAACATATTTGTTTGCGTATTCACAGATTCATATCTTTTTGCCTCGCCCGCAGCCCATATGTCCATAAGGCGATCGCGTCCCGCTTTTATATAGCGCTCATTATTCCATTGTTCTTTAAAAAAATATGCAATAATTTCTTTTCCACTTTTCAGACTTTTTTTGAACTCATTATCTGTAAAAAAGCTTTCTTCTTTTTTCGTGCTCTCATGCTTATCGTTCAATCCTGAAACATAATCGCGTAATTCCTGCACAAATGGTAACGGTTTCCCGTCTTTATCGCTAAAGCGATCGCGGTTTTCAAGCACAAGCTGTAGCAGTTCTTGAGAGGTTTTACATTGCTCTGCTTTTCGTTTTAATGCGGCAACAGCGAGCTTTGCTCCGCGAGAATTGCTGTCATACTTCGGTCGCCATTTTCCCGGTGCAATCTTTATATATTTCTTGCCCTTCCATTCCCGTATCGTACCCACGGGAAATTTGCTTTTTACAATGGTGTCGATCATATAGAAAAAAGACTTTTTTATTCCGTGCGATTCTTCTTCTGCCAGCTGTGTTAAGCATTCGATAATCTTGTTTTGAAAATATCGAAACTTTTCATCTTTTTTACCCGTTCTGTTTAAGCCGTTTGACTTTACCACGGTTTTTAAGACAGAACCTGCCACACCGTGTGTAAAAAAGAGTGATTTCTGTAGTGCATTCAATGTGCTCTGTTGAAAAACGATTTTCATGTTTTCGCCCCTCACTATTTCCTATTCAAGCCTCGCGCTTCTCCGTACGTGTCATACAGTTTGATAACCGCTTTTTTCGGCATACGCTGATTCTCGCTTGTCCGTATTTGCGGAATTGCTTTAACGACCTTGTAGGTCGGGTACACCTTGTATGTGATTGCATACCCCTCTCCATCTTCCGGCGGGTCATTGCACAGCCATTTTAAGTAGTTTGTACCGCACAGAATAAAATCAATTCCTTCTATGTAATCACGATCTCTGCCTGAACACTTTACAATCTCATCGACAAAGTATGCCGGTATGACATCGTATTCATCGTCTTTTTTGGGCACGATGCTTTTTTGCGTATACGTTCCGCTTAATACGGTAATAACGTCATCTGCAGAAACATCAAACGTGTAGGGAAAGGTAAGTACCGCATCTCCGTTATTATCCTGCATTACCTGTGCATCGCTTTTTGAAAGATTTTGATTAAGGATGACAAAAGTAAACGGCGGAATATACTGCACCTGTTCTATCAAAAGCGTTTTAGGCGGTACTTCCGGTAAATTTTTTACAAAAATACAGTCTTGCCGGATTTCTCCGACTTCATAAGTAGTGCCTTCCGTGTCGCGTACCGTACCGATATGTTCAATATCGCCGGGGGCGGTATGATAAAGTCCCTCTGTTTTTGTTCTTGAACTGCGCAAGCCTACTACCCTGTAATAGCCATTACCGATACTTTCAGCTTGCGTATGTTCAACCGTTTTTAAGACAGTTGCTGTCATTATGGCAGTTACATAAACACCTTTTGACGGCAGCTTCTCGGCATTGAGCATCACAAAGGTACCTGTTTTTTTTGCGTTTTCGTATATGTTTCCGGCATTGTCATAACATCGGGTAAGTAAACAATCAATAAAGGCTCCATCGAGTTCAATAATCCCTGAACCATTGCATACCATTACCGTTTGAGAAACGGTCGCTTGTTTCTGATAACCGTATAGAACGCCAAGGCCACCGCATTTTTTACAATGGATATCCGGTTGCTGCGTATTTGCTTTTATACACGGGCATTTTGAAGCAACACGCCAGCGCACCCATTGACCGTGCCGCTCAATAAGCGCTTCGTAATTTTCTTTTCCAAGTTCAAGTTGAACAGGACTGTTTTTACTTAACCCTTGTCCCATATTTTCCTTGTTATATCTTTTCGTTATTTATGCGTATCGTATTCAATTCGTTCCGTAAGGCAAGCAAGATATTCTTCCATTGCCTTTACCTGTTTTACCAAAAGCGTAGTTTGAGTTTTATCCATGCCATACGGCGGATTTTCAATCGCCTTCTTTGCGCGTTTTATTTTACCTTCAAGGTCTTCTTTTTCGTTTACCATTCTTTCAAGATAGTGTTGCATTTTCTTGTTCCTCTTTTTTAATAAAGTCAATTTCAAAATCAAGGTATTGCCGGTCTTTCATTAAATCCTGCAATACACTATTGCCATCTTTACGTCCGTTTCGTGAAATATACTTAACAGCGTTTCCAAGATTGAAGTTTAGCCCCCAATCATGAATAACATCTTTCGGTTCATACTTACGCCCTTTACAATAATGTGCAGGCTTTTTTATCAAATCATCCATACTGCTCATTCCAAAAATAATTTCTCTTGTATGTTACAAACAGCCGATCGGCATATTTGCAAATTTGTATTTATTTTGTTTGATATAATTGCTTATATCATCTTTGTACTCTTTAATTCTCGCTCCGAAATATGCCGATGTAGCAGACTGTGTGGAGCTAAAGGATTCGGAAAGACCGTCCATGCTCAAAGAGCTTGAGGAAAAACCGGACATAAGACCGTCGCCGATGATATTTAAGAGACTTACCGCCGCCTGCTTTGCAATTATTTCCCGTAAGTCTTGAGGAATGTCATCGCTTGTTTCAAACCCTGCATCATAATCAATCAAATAAAAAAGCTGCGATTGTAACGTCTGATTACCGTACATGCCGACAGCTGTTTGAATACCACTCGATGTTTCACTCGGCCTCAACGGACGTTCCATCAGTTTTAAAAGCCCTTTTGTCTTATCAACGATCGTCGTCTCGGTAATGTTGCGGCAGCTTTGCCATCGTGAAAGAAGTTCCAATTTATGGAGTTTTAAGATAGGCCGCTGCCGAGTTTTAATTACTCCGTACCGCGAAATACGCGCATATTTAAAGTCGTAGACCGCTTCGTCCGTGTCGTAATCGACACCTTTTACAAGGTTTCTTTCTGTGGCATTGCACCGTATTTTTCGTTTTTTAATCGTAATATCCAGTTGCCGTTCAATCTCCGTGGTACTGGCATCAATAAAATACCGTATCTGTTCGTCCGTATAAGACTGTCCGTTTGTCGCCTTAAAATCGGTACCCCACAAATACGTAAACCGTAAATCATCGGGAGTAACCGCCGTCCCCCAAGTTCCTTGTGCGGCTTTATAATTTCCGAACGTATAACCGATCGCTTCATCGCCGCTTGAGCGAACCCAATTCGAGTACGTATATTCTGAATCCGCAAGATTCACTGCCTCAAAATCGATATAGCGGTATGAATAGAGCTTGTTTGCTTCAAGATTAAAATTATCGAGAATATCCCCATTTACACTCATGGAGACAGTGCTGGCACCGGGAATACGAAAGCCGTTTGCAGTATATACCCAATAGGTATCATCGGTGTTCGATCTCCGCTCAAGGCGGAAACCTGCATGATGCGAATCGTTAATCGTAATGACAATTTTACCGCCTACCGATACTGCTGCTATCATATTCCCTCCGTCCTTTTGTTATGTTACTGAAACGAAAAGCCAGGAACCTGCGAGAAATGGACGGCATCTTCGAGTTTCACTTTGGCATAGCCTTTATCGTCAAACGTGATAATGTCTCCCGTAGCTCCGGTTACAGACTTTCCCGCCCGTTTTTCAGAAATAACTTCTACTAAGCCGTCGGGTGCAACATTGAACCGAACACCTTTACCGGCATCCGGCTGTTGTTTTTTCTCGCCTGATATATCATCCGCTTCGTCATCCGTGCCATCCGTTTCACCGGTTTCATCGTCCGTTGCATCGGGATTACCGTCTGCTCCATCGGACGAAGCTTCCGTTTCACCGGATGTGTCACCTGTTTCGCTATCCGTCGTTTTCTCTTCGGCTTCATTACCAGCGGTTACCGTTTCGTTATCCACGCCGGTGTCGCCGGTATTCTCAATCGCAGAATCGGCGCTTGTTTGCTTGTCGTTTTCCGTTGCAGGTACAGCACTTTCAGCAGCCGTCGTTTTCTCTTCGGCTGCTGTAGCTTGTTCTGCAACACCGGTTTTGTTTTCCGATGCTTTTCTTGCCATTAGTACAAACCTCCCGTATACGCGATGTTCTTAACAAGACCACATTGTTTCGGAGCGCGAACTTCAAGCGCACCGAACATCATAACAAGGAACGGGGTTTCCGCCTTGTTTACCGGAGACAAAGGGAACGTACATACCGGCAAAAGCTGGGCAAAGGTGTACACCGGTTGGAAACGTTTCTTTGGCAAGAACAGCATGGAAGCCGTTCCCGGCAACTCTTCATTCTTGTCCTCATAAACGGTGGTAGATTCCCCTGAATCCGCTACCTTATCCATTTCCATTACTTGCGTACCGTCCTTTTTTGAACGGCAGATGATATAACCGGTACCTCTTACGCCCGAACCAGGTGTAATAGTCAGTGTTACCTTATTACCGGCCGCGACCGTCGCAGCAGCTGCAAGCGCAGTACCCGCTGAAATACCGTACTGATTTACGGCGTGTACTGTGTACATATAATCGCCTGCATCACCCGCAGTAAAAGAAGAACCAGTCCCGCTTGCTGCGGCTGTAACGCTAGCAGGCGCGGCAGGCCGTTTGGTTGCATCTCCTTCTGCAACGACCGTTCCTTTCACTTCAAAGAACATATCTTCACCGGCTTCTTCACCGCTTAACGCAATGTTTGCGCCGACGGCTGTTCCGTAATCAGGAATTGATTTAAAAGAAAGATTGGGCAACGGCTGATTCATGATATAACGCTGCTTATCAGCGAACATTTCCTTTATGTCTTTCGCAAGAACAGTCGGAAACAGAGCCTTGTCGATAAATCCGCCTTTTTGCCGGACTTTCGCGGCAATTTCGTCGAAGATTTTCTCTCCGTAGGTACCGATTTTCGCACCTTTAAGGTCGATGATATTGCGATCTGCTTCTTTTGCCTTATTGATAGCGGCAAGGAACCCGTCGAATTCGGTCGGAACGATAGCCGAATCTCCGTGAAAGCATATGTATTCGGAACCTTTGATAATGGTCTCCACGCCGGAGATTTTTTCACTGGCAAGAGCGCCCTCAAACGTTTCGGCAGCTTCCATCTGCTTGGTAACCGAGCGGCGTGTTTGCAAGTATTTCATTGCAAAGGTCGTACGATTAAGTACTTGGTCTGTGTCGACAGATTCTCCGCCTTCGGCAACGGAAAGATGACGCCAATTGCCATGCTCGGTACGCAAGTTAACCTCATGCACGGTAGACTTAACCGGCGTCTTTTTAACTTGATTCATAACCTTGCAATCTTCTTTCAGTTGCGAAACAACATTCACAACTTCCGATTCAAGATTTTCAGGAATTAAGGCGCGGCCTCCGGTAAACTGCGCCGAATCCGTGCCGTAACCTGCAGAAAGTGCTTTCTGCAATTCGTTTACTTCCGGCGTAGCCATTTCGCCGGAAGATGTGCTGTCAAAAAAGCCCATTATTTAGCCTCCTTCGCAAGCTCTTTCTGCAAGAACTTGTAATATTCGTCTTTCATCGGCTGACCGGTGTGCATACACTTTTGCATATCCGATGAAATCATACTGGATTTAATCATGTCGATTGTCCCATCCTGTACGCACCGCTGTAAGATGCACTGCACTCTATACAGGTCGTCCTCCGTAGGTCTTCCTTTTTGAATAGATGCTTGTGCGCCTACTCCGTTGTTTGCTCCGGGCGTCCCGCCAAAGCTCTTGTTAAGAACCGATTTAGGCGGAAGCTGCTGGTTGCCGATTGCGTAAATCATTTGAGCAAGACCTTCAATCGCTCCGCCCAAATCTTGAATCTGCTCCTGATAGGCTTGGATAGACTTGCGCATTGCAGTAAGGTCTGCATCAATCGCTTTAAGCACCTCCTCACCGCTTACATCATCATCGTCATCACCGTTTCCGTCGCCTTCACCTTCGCCGCCTTCTTCGGGATCAGCTTTGTTTTTCTCGATGTCGTCGTCATCATTGTTTCCTGCGGGATCATTGCCATTTACGCCGCCTTCATTCTTTTTGATGTCGTCTTCATCTCCATTTCCGCTGCCGCCTACAAGAGATTTCAAAAGACTTGCAACAGAATCGCTAAATGATTTTTTCATCATTAGCCCTCCTTGATCTATAATTTCTGCGATTATTTCGCTGGTTTTTTCTTTTGGTACACCATGCGCAGTCAGGTAATCAGTTGCATCTTGTGTGCCGTTGACTCTCCCTCTGTTAAGCATTTCAACAAGCCCTGCAATAGCTTCTTGTATGTCTGCATCGGGGGTATTTGCTTTCAGTGTTTGTGCTGTTTCAGTTGCATCAATTGTTTTTGTACTTGTGTCTTCCGGGATAAGCGCCTGCCCGCCGGTTGTCGTAGCTGAATCGGTGTTATATCCTGCGCAGAGTGATTTTTTAATTTCAATCGGCAGGCTTTCAACAAATTGTGCCGATGTCATCGACTTTGCAAAAACGGCGTAGCCGACAGTATTGTTTACCGGCATCGTGGTAAGTGCTAAATCATTCCACAGTACATGGGTGATTTTTTCAACGCCTGTTTTTACATTCTTTATGACTTTCGGGAATATGCCGCCGACACTTGCCCTTACGCGGGTAGAACCGGCTTTTAGCATTTTGATTATATCTTTTGCTTTTTCATTCGTTGCGTAGAGCTTGCCCTTTACGATTGTCTTTTTTGTTTTTTCGTCAAACAAAACATCGACCGGCTCACCGATAATCATAGAATCATCGGCTATCACATTACCGTTTTCGTCCTTGCGCTTGTGAAGGTGGTTATACGAAATAACACCACCTTTTAAAAACTCCTCTTTGGATTCCATCAGGGCATTTTGTAGGACTATTTGATTTTGTAAGTCTAAATTTTCGTTACTAGCTTCTACTTCAAACAGATAATTACCGAAATCGTCTACTTTTCCTTTTGATTTTCTAATTTCGAGATCAAGATAAATAGTGTTAAATGTATCCGTATCGGTCATTGCTGCACCTCGTAAAACAAAAAAAAGACAGCCTCGCAAAAGTTCAGTACCGTTTGTACTGTCTTTTTAGCGGCTGCCTTTTTGAAGTGCAAATCGCAATTAAGAAGTATATATAAGGTTGTTCTTATTTATTATATCATAGGGTTAAGAGAGGGATTTGTCAAGGATTGTAGTTATTTTTCAATTTCTAGTCGCTAAATACACGATCGATTATATCCTGAAACTCTCTAAAAAGCTGCTTTGCCCGCTCACTGCGAAAAGTATCGTTAAATCCATTGCTTTTGAGCGCGTCGGCAATACTCTGATAATACCATGCTATATCATTTTTCCCCGCATTGAACCGCTCCCATATCTTTTCGCCAATGCTTAGCTTATCACGGTACATACTCCGTATGTTTGATAGCTTATCCGCAAAGCAGACCTGCCGTGATTCCGTACTTGCTTTTTGTAATTCGTCTACAGTTCGTTGCTTTCGTTCCTTCCATGTTTTTGACTTATCTTCGCTTTCAGTCTGGACTATGGCAAGAACGGCATTTCCGAACGCTTCTTTAATCTCTTCCGGGGTGGTATCAGTGTCTTCAAGTGTATCGTGCAGGATGCCGGCAATAATTACATTTTGACTGCAATCCATAGCCGTTAGAATCTGCATTACTTCCATCGGATGGACGATATAGGGAATATCGGTACCCTTGCGTTTTTGCCCTTCATGTTTTTTAGTAGCAAAGATGATTGCTTTTTGGATAAGCAGTTCGTTCATACTAACCTCTTGTTACAATGCTTGCTGTCTTGTAGACAAAGAAAAAGACCGCGAGATTTTCCCACGGTCTCGTTTTTAAGTATTACCAACCTCCACTTTATATTGCGATAATTTACCAAGCGTATTTTTTCGCCTCTTCTTCGGTAATTCCGCCCCACATCAAATCTACTGTTCCTTTTTCCGCAGGGATAAGCCCTTTGGACTCTGAAACATAAAACTCGTTGCCTTTTGTATCTATGGCAAAAGCCTTGTCATAATCACTCAAAAAGTATCTCATATTTCACCCCTTGCACTTTCAATATATCACGAAAGTGCGATTTTTGCAAATAGTTTAGCGTATGTATTCAACCAAATGCTCAAAGTGCTTGATTGTATCATCGTTCAGAATGCCCTCCGCCTTTGCCTGATTGAAAAGCGGAATCGCGCTATTTACATAATCTCTGATAGCATCTGCATAAGGCGTGTGTTTATAACCACCGTCAAAAATATTTGCGTTTCCATCCCGCCCTTTCGGTATATTGGCAGTCGAAAAATTACCCTCTTTTGAATATTTGTTTGAAAGTCCATAAAGGTCTGTTTGTGCCTTACCCATAATGTCAGCAAGTTTGGTATACTTAGGATTGCTTACAACCGAGCGATAAACTTCATAAAGTGCGTGTCCGTAACGCTCTTTTGCAACCATATTTGCGGTAGTGTTTACCTGTAACTCAACAATCGCGCCGTTTGAAAGTTTAACATTACAGTTGATATCAGAATATCCGACTGGTGAAGGCTTGCCGAAATTATTCTTGATTCTCGCAACTTCCTTCATACCGTCAAGGTGCTTTAGTACATTCGCTACATCTTCAATACTGTTAAGACAGATTGTATGCCCGTCACAATCGCGGATAGTCCGGCAATGATAAGTGTCTGTTCTCTCGTCATAGTTCATCGGTCTATATTCAGCTCCTGTCTTTTCACAACCTTTCTTGTAAGAATTCTCATCTTCGCGCAGCTTTTCTTTTATTCGTTTCTCGCTCTTTAAAGTATCTCGTTTCATAACGATAGGGTTCAGCGCAAGGAACTTTTGGCAAACACTGTCGGTAAAGGTACTGAATTCGCCCCTTGCTGCTTCCACTGTATCATACAAGCCTTCGATTGTATCGCATGCTTCAGGCTGCATTCCGTCAGTACCACGCCAACCGGATTTAATGCCATTTTGATTCATAAGTCCGCGAATGGCATCATTAGTGTTTATCATTTTAGTAACTTGCTTTATATCGCTATGCAAGACTTTGAATGATTGCCCTTTAGCTTTCCCCGTTCCTAACACTGTTACACCGTCTCTACCTAGGTCGACAATTTTACCGGTTAACGGCTGTCCATCTTTCATAAAAATGACGTGATCACCGCGTGTATGTGCGTATGAGTGCATATTTTGTACATCTTGCGCGGTCTTTTTCTGCGGCTTTACCGACTGCGCTTGATCATTTTTTACCCATACCGTACGCCGGTGCCCGTTCTTGTCGGTAATGATTTCTTTTCTCAATTTCGCTAAATCCCGTTTACCGAACGCCTTTTGTATTGCATCCAGTGTATTCTGTTGAAAAATAATCCTCATGTTTTTGCCTCCCTCTTATCAATCTTTGTGGAAATAAAAAAACGCCGACTACTCCCTACTGTTGTGTTAGGGAATAATCGGCGTTTGCTTTTGCATAACAACCGTTATCAGTTTATTATGTGTCGTCGGTATGAGTAATACCGCTTATGCAATCCGTGAAAATGCACTTTTCCTAAAGAATAGGTTTCCGTTCTTGTCAAAATAGCACCATGATTTCTTTACTCCACTGCCGAACCTTTTATCGTTTTCGGCTTTTATCTTTGCTTTCCATTCATCATCCATCGGATGTAAATCGTTCATAATGCTTTCTACATTGAGTTTTACTAGCTCATCAACGCTGAAAATATTCTTTTTATTCGCTTCGTTGTATGCTATGGCTTCTTGTAAAAACTGTGCTCGCATATCTTTTGCCCTATCGATATTCTTCCTGGCTTCATCCATAAGGCGCACATAATCCTGTATCTTCTCTTCGCAATCTTTTTGAGAGTGCATATTTTTTGAAGCAAGATAAGAACGGCAGGATTCCCGTGCATCAGTCAGTTTTTTAAGGTTTTTGTTGTAGGTCTTGATAAAGAATTTAGACCGCGCAATCCCTTCTTCTTGTCCGGTTATAAAAAGGTCGAAATCGTGCAAGGCTTCCTCATACCCGCTCCTACCATTCCGCCATCCCCATCTGATAGTACCTCCGGCAGCATCATATTTTCCCAATGCCTCGCGATTTTCGTGTGAAAAGGAATCTTCTTTTCCCTTATAATCTTTCTTGAAAAGAGCGAGCTTCTCTTTAAGGTCTTTGATATTTTGCTCATATTCAGTAATCTTTTTTTTCTCTGCATCAACGCCTTCAAATTTCCAATCAAGACCGTTTTTAGCATTTTCCGCGATTTCTTCATCACTCTTAAAGGCGGTTTCAATCTGTTTATGCAGCACATCAATAAGTTGACCATACATTTTTTGGTCGCTCTTATTTTTTTCTGTAAACTCCATCACTTGTAAATCTGCCCTCTTTTTCGGGTCTTTTATTAGTGAGAATTTCAATTCTTCCGGGTTTACATCCTGTGCGTTCATGGCATCGCCTTTATATGAATACAGATCATTAGTACGGCTGCTCTTTTCATCGTGCTTTTGGTAAATCATCGGGTCAAGAGAGTCGTGCATAAGCGGCGTTATACAGTGGACAATCCCTTGCCGATTTCCCTGCCGCCAACCGCGCCCCCAAAGCTGTTGGACGTCGGTAGGATTCCAGTCAAGCTGGGTACAGTAAATCGTTGTGGTGTTTCCCTGTAAGTTACAACCTTCTTTAATGGTGCTTGAACCGATGATAACCTTGCATTTCCCGTCAGGGTTGTTGAAATCTTTAAATGTTTCGTCGCGTTCCTCAAGGGCTTTGTCGGTAGTAGCAGCGCCTTTAATCAATGCGATTGCCTCTTTCGGCATACCATGTTTTACAAGGTAGTTACGTACCTGCGGAAATTGTTCAACACCGCTTGGCATGTACATAATTTGTCCGTTCTTCTTATTCTGTTTGTACTGCGCAATAATTGAATCGCACGTGAATTTTAATTTCGGCGATGATTCAACAAATTCGCTCGCTGGCGGAACATCATAACCTTCAGGAATAAAACTGGGGTCAACCAGTACGGGACTTAATGCGCAATTTTTCATAGCATTCATAGCGCGGAACATATAGCCGTCATCTCGCTCTTTTTTCGGTGTTTGTTCTTGCTTTTCAATATATGCGCTGCACTCATTCATAATTGCTTTTTGTAGATCAGAAAGCTCAAGCTCCGGTGCGTGAGGTCGTTTATATGGACGTACAACGCCCGCTTCTTCACCGTCCACTTTATCCATATATGACACCAAAAGCCCCTGTAATTCTGAAAGGTTTTCAAAGCCCTTTACGACCGGCGCTTCGGTTACACGATTGGCCTTTACGACGTATTCACGCTGCACTTTGCAGAAGTTTGATACAAATTGTTCCAAAGAGTAAAAGCCCATTTCTTTAAGTTTGTCGCGTGCCATGTAGGATAAAATAGAATACACTTCGGTCGGTGAGTTCTGAAATGGCGTTGCACTGAACAAAAAGGTATTACGCCCGTCGTTATGACGCTGAATAAGCTGTGTAATTGCAAAGAGTTTTTTTGCTCTATCTGCCGGATCTCCGCCGCTTCCAAGTCCGTCAAACTCGTTTGATTCTCCTTGCTCGTTTTTACCGTTTTTGTTCATGTGCCGCGGCATCTTAAACAGGTTACGAAAGTTATGTACTTCGTCTACGGTGATATGATCAAATCCTAATTCACTGAATTGTACACCGCCATCACGAGTCCTTCCCATCTCTCCAACAAGTTCGGCTTGTTTTTCACTTTCGCTTGCCTTTGCCCGTTTAGATTTCCCTTCGCTGTTAGATTCTAGTGCGCCGAACTCTACGTCTTCTTGTATTTCTGCTTCTTCCTGCTCATTGAAGCCGATATTTTCAAGCCCTTCGTAAGTACAAACAGTAATACTGCCGTCATCAATTTTCATTCCTTCTTGCCAATATCTTTTAGAGAGATTGCCAAGTTCGTTTACTTTAATATTGGGAAAGAATTGATGAATTGATTTAATCCAGTTTGTATACACAGCCTTTGGTACGCAAATAAGCGGTTTTTTTGCTCTTCCTGTTTGAATTTGATTGACAGTAGCGACAATTCCGCACGCGGTTTTTCCAACACCCACATCATAGGCAAGTAAGCCGGTGCCTTTATTCGTCAGCATGGAAATTCCTTTCATTTGCTGTTTGGAAAGATTGAACTCTTTTGAACCTTTATGCGTACACATACCATCTACAAAAATCGGAATCTTTGTATAATCAGGGTTTACAAATGAATTCGCCTTATCATTCCATGCTTCAATGAGTGCGGATTGTTCCTCAAGGCTTAATCCTTCGGTAAGATAGCGGTTAAAAAGTTTTATTGCCGTATCACGTCTCAGTTGCATTTTGCGCTCTCGGTAACGTTCTTTGCTTTTTTTATCATCTGTTCCGGCTTCACCTCGATCAAGTCTTAGTTCTTGTTTCTCTATGAATTTATCTATATCACTCCAACTCAATTCGGGCGGTATTTCTTCGCGGGCAACAGGAGAATCGCTCGGGTCATAATTACGCCGGCCGTTTAACACCCATGCGCGGAACCCACTAATCAGGTTGCCGCCATCTTTCATAACATATTCACGTGTCCAATCAGTAATAGGTGAAAGCGTAAAGCCGTCTGATTTTTCAACCTCAACCTTATTTCCGTTTTCGTCGATTTCGGTCTCTTTCCATGTGCGTAAAAATCCTTTTTCTTTAGGGCAAACAGCCTCAAGCAATGATTTTTTAAGCGTATACTGCGGATCGTTTTCGTCAAGCTCTCGTAACTTCTGCCGGATGTTTCCGCTTGCATAATTGACAACGTTTGTATACACCTGACCATCCTTTACAAAGTGATCGGAGTGTTCGACATACTTTTTTTGTTCAGGGGTGAGTTTTGTCATATCAACGTTGCCGAATTTATCGGTAACCTTCCAAATAGGAAGGTCTTGCGAATCGATATTCTTGCCATACTTTTTATTGAACGCCTCTGCATCAAGTATTTGCGCTTTTGGATTGATTGGATAATCGTGCTCACCGGCAGCATTCTTGTTACCTTTCATCGCATCAGACAGGTGTGTATGACTGCTGTCTACATCAGCAAACGCAATCTTCTCACTCTTGCCGTCTACATTCACAACAACACCCGTTATTTTACGGTTTTTCCCATGCAAATAACCGACAACAAGCCCTGTTCCTTTTTCAGTCTGCACAAAATCGCCGAACTTTGTTTTATCGGTGATTTTTTCCGCTTTCTTTGTCTCCGGCTGTGCTGTTACATTTTTGGCAACTGCTTCAATCTGCTTTTCTACTATCGTGTGCCCGACATCGATATTTGCAACGGCGCTTTCAAAGGTTTCTCCATCTTTCGGCTTGATATAGGTCTCCTCACCGAAGCGCCCTATCCTTGTAGACAGTTCCCCTGCGATATGATCCGGATTATTCTGAAAGTAGCTTTTCAGTGCCTCTACCGTGGTGCCTTTTCCTTTGCGGAATACGACAATATCGGTTCCGACATCGGTACTTTCAAAAGTGCCGTTTGGCAGCCGCCACGCTTCAAGTAACTCTGCTTTATCGGCGATTTTTTTCAAATCCTTGTCGTATGCACCTCCGCCGTCTAAAAATCCGCTCGGTACGACCATTGCCATAATCCCGCCGTCTTTTATTGTATCAAGCGTACGCGCCATAAAGTAATTTTCATAGCGTTCAAAATCTTTTCCTTCTCCAAGCCCTTTATATTTGCCGGTATATGCACCATAAGGCGGATTCCCTACTGCAACATCGTATTTTTCAAAGTCTTGCGTGAAGCGTCCTTTTTTCTGCTTCATAAAGTGTTCTTGAAACGCGCCCTGTACAATTTCGGCATCAGGATGGAGAATATGTGCAATACGCGCAGAATCTTTTTCAAGTTCAAACATCGTAAACTTTTCACTTCTGCCTTCCGCAAAACGCCCTATACCGCTTGAGGGTTCAATAACGGTTTTATCTTGCCGGGGATTATATTTATCTACCAGCTGCCATACTTTAGAGATGACATTGCGCGGTGTGTAGAACTCATAAAGTACGCCGTTATTTGAGATTCCTTCTTCATCCGTTCCGCCTGCACCTACATACTGTGATAGAACCTGTTTATCCGCTTCGGTAATGTCAGAATCGGACTTTTTCAGGATTTCGCGGCACTGCTCGCGGATTTTACGCGCCTGTCCTTTGGTTATTCTTCCTCGTCCTCTGTTAACATCGCCGTCTGCATCTCCAAGTCCTCTTCCAAGTTGATCAGTACGGAATACAGGTTGACTTCCGTTACCTCCATTTTCTGGGCTAGACACATTCTGATTGCTTGCATCTTTGCCCCTTCCAGTCCGTACGTCTTCAACACTTGCGGAAACTCCTCTTTGCTGAGTGTCAATGTTATTTCCTTCATTTGCATTACCTCCATTTTCAATATCGGTATCAACGCCGTCTTTCTCGGCGTTCTTGTTTCCCTTCATAGCGTTTGAGCGGTTGGCGTGTTTTTCCGCCTCGCTTTCTTTATTTTGGGTAAGGTCTATAATGTGAGCCTTGCCGTCCTTAACGTCCTGAATTGTCATGCCGCCTACAGAATCTTTGTAGTAGTTTTCAAGCCAGCCTTTAGAACCCGTAACAGATTCTTTATTATCGGTAAATACACCCTCTTTAGTGGCTGCCTTTTGCTTTGATGCACTTTCTGCTGCCTCAATACGCTGTCCTTCTACGCTGTAAATACTCCATACCTTACGCATCAATGAGCGGTTTACAATCATCTTATCGTTGTCAGGTTTTTTCGCAACGGATTCTGCTACGCTTTTTGCTTTTGCACGTTCTTGTACCGCTTTCTGCTGCACCGGTTCTTTGTATTTATCCCGGGCTTCTTTTTTTGAAAAAAGCGTATCCCACTTTATTTTGTTCGTAAAATACTCCAGTACGTGAGCGGCAAAAGTCTGCTTGTCTGCACCGAAGTCTTTTTTGATGTCGTGCTTTGCATAGTTGTCATCGATCTTCTTTTGCTTTATGCCGAAGCACTCAAGCAACGCCTTAAATGGGTGCTTCCAGCTATCCTGATAAACATAGTTATAGCCTTTACCCGTTTTTTTCGGATAACGGCGGATATACTTCACCACACGAGCTTTGTTTATCTCGTTCAATTTGTCCCGCCAACGTTCCAAAAATTTAATTTCTATCATAAACAGCCTCCCTCAATACGCTTAAAAGTAAATTTTCGTATATAAATTCATACATTTTCTATTAACAATCTTGTAAATGCTTTCCCTTTTGCCGTGTTATTCGTTAGTCAAATCTTGTTTGTACAACTCGTTTATGCGGTCGGTAAAACCTTGCGTTGTATCGTCAGGATTTGCAATACCGTTCTTTTTGTATTCCTCTTTTGTCTGTTTTACCGCATCGTTCCACTTTTTTGCATGCCCGCTTTGTTCGGCGACAAGCGCGTCAATTCTTGCGTTATCGATATCAGTGTCGTAACGTACCCATGTACCGCGGCAATAAGGATGAAATACGCCGGTGGTAAAGCTGTGTCCGCTGCCGTTCCATTCCTTACCTTCCCAAATAACGAAGTCTGCTATGCCGTCATTCGCCTTTTCATCTTTAAGCGGCTTATCGCTCCACACGGCAATTTTACCGTTCATACGTTTGCAAAAAGCGCACGTATTTTTGTCTATGACTTCAATCCGCTGGAAGTATGCTTCTTGACCATCAGGGGTATTCTGTACTTCCTCGCGTAAAAATGAATTATTGACAGCATTCTGTATCTCCGTATCTGCAAGCCGCTGATAATCGCGGTTATCGCCTACCATTTTGTCAAACAATGCTTGTGATACTTCACTTTTACTTTTATGTCCTTTTACACCGTCAATAAGGATTTGCTTTATGTCGCCGCACATTTTGTCCGTAACATTCGTTACTTTTATAGCGGCCGATTGTGTAAGCATTTCGATACGCGCTTGTTCTCCTCTGGTAAAGGAATCGCCGAAAGTGTTTTTCATGTTTTTAACTGATTCACTTATCCAGTCAAAGCTTTTGCCATGATACTGTAATTTTTCAAGCTGTAATGCTTTTACCGCTTCCAATGTGTTGTATTTCAGCATACGGTCAAGGATTTTTCCGAGTGAATTGGATTGAAGAATGATTTTCTTTTCCGCATCTTTTATGTTTCGGTTTAAAAACCTTTCGAGATTTTTTACAAACTTATCCCAATCGGCTTGTTTTATCGGCTCTCCGGTTTCGGGGTAATACAAAATCTTACCCTTGTGAGTAAGAACGGATTTTGACATGACTGTTCTTTTGGGTAAATCACAATAATCGGTTATAAAATCGTATGTATTTCTTACCAATTCGGAAAAGAAGACACACCATTTGCCTGTTAAATCTTCTTGCGCTTTATACAAAAAGACTTCACCTTTTGCGCTTTTAAGCGGAATATCAAAAGACATTGCCATTGTGCGTAAGGCTTTTTCTATGCGTTCGTTGGAGCAGTCTTTCATTCGGATATTCACGCTCGGTAGTGGGGCGGTATTATCCGTCGGAACATATTCGGGTACACCGCCTGTAAGACATTTTTCAAGCTGCGTAAACTTTGCGTATCTATTCCCCTCTGTTATGTCATTTATTTTTATCTCAATGTTTCTATTAACATTGTTGTAATGCCTTTTATTATTAAAGCTCATAAAAACTTCACCTAAAATACATATATCAACGACTTATTGACGCTGTTTCTGTCTTCCGGCTCTGCGTTATCTTCTTCACCGTTTCCAAAATCAAGCTCACTGTTTTCGCCTTCATTTTCTCCGCCGATACCGACATCTTCCCACTCGCCGCCGTCCGCGCCCCCTTCGGGGTCTTCCATTCCGCCGGAATCGTCCATTTGTTCCGATTGATACATCTGCACCAGCTGCGGGTTAGCAGGGCATTCATCAGCCCACTTTGATTCAAGCGGCGGCAAACCTTTTTCCTTACGGACTTCGTTGACGGTCTTGTATGATTCAAGCTCGCCCTTTGTCAGGTCAAGAATCTGCTTCGGGTCGTCCCGCTCATACCCTACAAACTCAATCTCATATCCGGGAAATACTTTCTCGATTATTTTGTTGAGATACTGCTGCACAAAAGAAAGCATATCACCCAAAACAAGCGATTTACTCGCTTCAATTTCAGGCGCTGCATTTCGTTCAAAAACCGGCTGCGATTTTGAGCTGTGAAGCCCTAACTCTTCCATGCTGCAGCCGAAAAGAGAAACAGTCGCACTGATAAGAAGATCAAGCCAACCTTGAAACTCCATTTCGCGGTTGGTTCCCCCCAAAGCTACCCATTTAATAGCATTAGACTCTCCGCCGGTTCCATTTCCTGCCGGAATAATCGGCACCCGCCATTGGTTCGACGGGGAACCGCTCATAATGTCAGCTATATAGTCTTCCATTTGCTCTACGGTTTCTTGGCTCGCGTTTCCGTCAAGCAAAAGCATACCGCGCGGCAATTTATTTTCCGTGAAAAAACCGGAATTGTATGTAAATGCGTTAATGGTACTTGTTATAAGGTCTATTGCTTGCTCTACAACCGAATAGCCGTAAAAAGAATAGTTTATATCCGTTCTCGGATTCTGATAGTCAAAAATCAGCGTCCCTTCCGGGTAAAACGCTTTGGGAATACTGTTGATTATTTGAACGTGTTTGATATTGTACGGGTTTTCTTGGTCGGGTAAAACTTTTTCAATTGTTGCGCCGTCTACCGCCCAGAACGCATACGGTTTACCGGCTCTGGTATAACCGATTTCCGTTGCAACTTGGTCAATTTCAAGCGCATCACGCACGATTTTTGTACAAAATCTGGATAGATTATCGCGATCGGTATTTTTATCAAATCCGGTATTAAGAAGAAACTGCTCTATAAGGGTTCTTTCTTTTGACTTTTGCCCTGCGGCCTTAATAACATCTTCACCTGCTTTTTTGACGATAAAGCCTCGCAGGTTACGATTCGTAGACGGCTTAAAAAACGGTTTCATCTTCTTTTGCACATTGGTAATGCAAAGGTTGATTATCCATGCTTTTTTAGATACACGGCGTAAGGTTTGACAATCGACTTCACGGTTAAAGTGGCCGTCGGCCGTTTTTAGGTTTCCGTAAACGTTATTGACTATTGTAAGGTCGTCAAAGAATGAAGATTGTGCCGTCTGCCCGTCTGTCTTTTTGAAAAACTCTGTATTTTGAAATCGTTTTGTAATGCGCGAAAGCCTGTTGATTTCGCGTTGTACACTTATCGGCTCAACCCCGGCAGGAAGCAGTGCAAGTTCTTTATCGTTTGTTGCCATCTCGAACTCTCCTTAAAACGGTCGCTAAGGATTCTCCGCGTTTCCGTGTCAGCGGTTGTTGCGGATTTTTTAAGAGTTCTTCTGTATTATTAGAGTTTACCACGACAGCCTTCTTTTTTCTAGCGTATTCGTCGTAAAAGTTAGGAGTGCCACTCTGTGCTGTTGCTGCATGATTCGCCAATGCCCACGCCCAAAAGCTGTCGGCATGTCCTTTCTCGTTTCGCTCAGCATCATAGCGGAAACTGCCACCACTTGACGGCGTGCGCTTTATCGAATGGATTTGTGCATGAAACTCTCTATCGTTTTCAAGTTCAAACTCCCTGCGCTCCAATCCCATTTTAACGCTCATTGCAAGTACTTCTTTTGATTGCAGGGTAAAGTGAAAGATTTCTGCTCGCTCTCCATAGCGTTTATGAGCATTCTCTGCAAGATTCTTACCAAGCCCACCGTCATCAATGCTGCAACGGTAAATCGGCAAGTTTTCCATAAGCGTATTAAGAACATTAAATTGACTGTCAAAATCGGCGTTTCTCATTTCGAGTCTTAATACACTTCTTTTCTTTCCGCCAACTATTCCGATTATATAAAAAACGGTCGCGTCTTTTATGCGTCCAATATCAAGCCCCATAAACAGCGGAGAGCCATGTTTTTCAGGGCTATAATTCAAAATCAAATCGCCAGCTTCTTTGAAACAATGTATTTCTACACCTCTTTTAGCATTGTAATACTCCTCATCATTTTCAATGTTTGATAATAACTCCTGCTCCCTTCTTCCCGGCGTATTCGCATAAATCAATTCGAGCGATATATAACTGGCACTTGAATCAATAAACACACATTCACATTCTTGCTGAAAATCCTCTAACGTAGAGTTTTCAAAAAGCGATATAAGGCGGTCTGTTCCGTATTTTGCTACCCGTTCCTCTGTCAGCATTTCTTTAGCAAACTGTACCGCGCTCCGCACATCTTTACACATTACTTTTGCATACCACCACGGCACAAAATAGCGGTCAAAGTTCGGATAACGCTCTCTATCCGTGCAAATCTCGTAAAACTTACCGATCGTTCCTAATGGTGTACTTCCAACCTCAATGCAACCTCTACGCAATGTACAAAATGAAGCTGCCGTATAGATTTCTTTTGAAAGACGCGCTAAATAAATACCAAACTCATCAAGGCAAATATCGCCGTTTCGTCCACGTGGAGGTCTGCATGGTAAACTGATTAAACGACTCGTAGTCTTACCGCCCACATCTTCAAATTCAAGCATTGTTGCCGTTTGGTGTATGAGCTTCTTTTTATATTGTCTTGGAATTGAATCATAGAACTGTTTAGCGTATCTGATTTTTTCCTGAGCATCCTCTTCGTTATATGATACAAATTGTTTTGTGTACTGCGTTCTTGCAGGGTCTAAAGCCTTTACAAGTCCTTTAATCGAAACAACAAAAGAAAAACCGGTCTGCCTGCTTTTAAGAAGGCAAATATAACGGTTTCGGTTTAGTATAAAATCGTCTTGCCAGAAGTCCAATTCAATATCCTTATGATCGTACTTCATAAACGCGTAAACATAATTTAATTTTTCTTCTGGCGTCCATAGCTTCATTGTTCGCTTTAATCCTCTTCTTCTCTCTTTATTGCCCCGATGTTTGTAAGTTCAGATAATTCCGTTATTTCTGAATTTGCCTTAACAATTTTTGTCTTGACTTGCAGGTTTCCTTTTATAATTTCCGCCGTTGTCTCCACTTCATACCCTTCTTTGTTGCCTTCACCGTTTATCTTTTCGTACAATTCAATGAGCTTATTTTCTTCGGCGGTTCTGTTGGGTAATTTATAATTCGGAATTGACTGCTGCCCGACAAACTCAAGCCCGTCTATACAAAGTTTCTGCTCTTCGGTCAGTTCTTCCGGTTTTTTAATGGTAACACTCGTATGAATTTTGCCGTTTTCTGCTATGTGGTTTTCAATGTTATAAAAGTCCAGCCCCTTAAACTCACTCCGCGCTATCTTCCGCTGAATAATTCGGTGATAGGCATCTTCAATACCGGTCTTTACGACGTCTTTATCAAACTGTGCGATAAGCGGCGCAATTTTCGGATTATGGCGTAAATTATACCCGCTCATGCGGGCGTTTTTCTGTGAATATCCGGCTTTGCGTGCCGATTTTGCTGAATCATGATAAGCACTACTTGCAGGATACGTGTACCAGAGAATAAACAGCTTTTCTTTTTGTGTTAGCTTCACGTCCCCATAATCGAAAGAATCAAGGTCTATTACGCTTCCGTCTTCAAGCGTTACTGAAAATGGGTCTTTCGGTTTGCTTTTACGCTGGCGCTTCGGTTTTTCTTCAGGTGTCTCGGACAGCTCCGGTTTTTCACTTTTTTTCATGCTGCTTTCCTAGCTTTTCTTTCGCGCAAACATGGCGCATATAGCCTTTTAAAATATGACCGCCTTCCGATACAATCTCGATTTTTTCGGCATCACACACTTCGGTTGTATTGAAACTGGTAGCTATATACTTTATTGCTTTCCCGCATGTAAGGCATACTTGCACGTTAGTCCCCCAAAAATTTCTTGAGAGTATCGCCTTTGTATGTTTTCGAATATGAGTATTCGGTAATTTTTCCATCTTCAAAAACAAATACAACGGCACCGTTAAAGTCATGTTTTTCTGCCATAGCAAGACAGCTAACAGCGATAGCATTATCTCCCGTTTTTGTTAAAGGAATATCATGACGATTTGCTTCACTGATAGCGATACATACTCCGCTTTCAAAGCTCAATTTTATGCTGCCTGAAAATTGTTCGTCTTTCTTTCGATTAAGATACGCAAAGATACGATTAAAACGCCCGTTCATTTTTTTCACCGTTTTAACGGTATCATTGGTCAGTATGATACTTGTATAAGTTTTTTTTGAATTCTTCTTTTATCTATTCTATATCAGATATAGGTAATAATCAACCTTGCAGTATATCCGTTGTAGGGATTCCGCATTATAAGCTTTTGCAGATAAAATTCAGTGCAACCACTGCTATACGTAACAAAAAACAAAGCTTTTAATCGTAAAAATGGCTTTATATCTTCAAGTGTAAAGCTGTTTCTATGATTTAGAACGTAGATTTCATGGGTTTTTATTTATAATGCGGAATCCCTGATATCCGTTGCAAGCTGTTCAAACTTTGACAACGCCATTACCGCTATCTTCTTCATCGGTAGAATTGGGCTTTTAATAACGAGCAGCCAATTATCACTCTCATTACAGTTATCTTGCGCCTGTCTTACCCATTCGGCAAGCGATATATTCTTTGCGTTTTTACACTCAATACAAAAAGGGAAACGCTTTTTCGCTTCGCCCCGCAAAATTACATCGACTCCGTTAAGTCCGCTTTCTCTGGAGTGAATCTCGCAATCATCGCTTTTTTGGTCATAAGGAATCCCTGTGATCCGGCTTACGATTTCGCACGTTTCTTTCTGCCATTCAAGGCCTTTGTTCTTTGCTGATCGCGGCTTTATTGCCTTCATTGAGTTTTTAATCCGCTTAATGAGAAGCTCGTTTGATTTTGTTGATGTGTCATTTTCCAACAGTTTAATTAACTTCTCTTTTTCGCTTTTACTTAGATTTAACATGTTAATACTCCATATTTTATGTCATTCATTATCACATATCCAGTCCGCACAAGAGTCGTCTTCATTCTTTACTGTGTAAAACAAATCTCGCACTATACAAAAACCTTCGTCCTTGTTTCTATCATGATGAAAATCCGAAAGGGTACCGTTTGTATCTACGTCAGTCATATAGCATATACAGTTGCCGCAACATTTCTTCTTTGCAGTCATTTTATTACTCCTATGCAAATAACGCCAATCGCTGTTTATAAAGCGGCTCATAATCAGGGTTTATATCGATCCCAAGCCAGTTCCGATTTAAGAGGGCAGCGGCTTCGGCTACGGTGCCACTACCCAAAAACGGATCGAGTATAACGTCCCTTTCACGAGTTCCTGCTAAAACACAAGGGATAACAAGCTTGAGAGGAAAGGCTGCAAAATGCGCACCCTTATACGGATGCGTCGGAATTGTCCATACATCGCGCTTATTACGTTTCGTAATATCATAATCACTGTCTTTCCTGTTTAGTCTTTTTTGTGGATATGTTTGTTTCGTAGAATCACGTTTATCGTCCCTTCTTAGATTATAAGAAGGATGCGCAGCATTTAATGTTCTTTTATAGCCGTGTTCTTTGTAGCTTTCAAATAATACCGAGTCTTCTTTGATGGCTTTGTAGTCAAAATAGTAGTTTTTATTTTTTGACAGCAAAAAAATATATTCGTGCGATTTTACACAGCGGTCTTTTACCGATTCAGGCATTACGTTCGGTTTATGCCAGATTATATCCTGTCTTAGATACCATCCCTCTTCTTGCAGCGCAAAAGCAACCCGCCACGGAATCCCGATTAAATCTTTTTTCTTCAATCCTGAAAGAGGGGTTTGTTTTAGCGGCGTCATGCTTTTCAACTTTTTATTTTTACCCAAATTTCCGCCATGTCCGCTGCCGGCATAACTGTCTCCTAGATTAAGCCATACCGTTCCGTCATCTTTTAATACTCGTCTCACTTCACGAAACACATCAACGAGGCTCTCTATATATTCCTGATATGTTGCTTCCTGTCCTATTTGCTCTTTAGCGCCATAATCACGCAATTTATAGTATGGCGGACTTGTGACGACACATTGTACGGACTGCGCTTCTAATGTCGGTAATATATTCCGGCAGTCGCCGATTAAAAGATTATTCATAACGGTTTTTATTCATCAAATCTTTCGGCAGCGGTGGAAGTTTTGATGCCGGATACCAATACTTTATATCAAGTCCTAATCCGGGCAATGCAACCTCTCCAAGCCCTACAGGTGTCATTCCGTAATATTTTGCATAAAGAATTCTCACGCCTGATGGAAGATGCTCTGCTTGAAAAGGACTTAATACAAATATCCATTCGTCTTTTTTCGGCTGTTTATCTGTTATATCTATCCACTTGAAAGATTTTGCACGGTATAGCAAAGCAACGCCTATAAGAATGCACACTGCTACTGCAAGCACAATTATTATGGTAATCATCTACTTATCCTCCTAAACCAGTAATTAAATTACAGGAAACAATTAAAATCTTTTTTGAACAGATACCGCAGAGCAATTCGTAACCGCTGAAAGAAGTTTGCGCTTCTTGCTTTTGCTTCAATATAAACTCTTACCTGCTCAAAAGACGTTCTATAATTACCATTTATTCCTTTACGAATCTGTCTATTATATTTCTCTCCCATATTTACCTTCCTTATAATCTAGTTTACCGGTGTTTACGCTAATATATCCGTATGTCATAGCATTATCCGTGATTGATTAAATGCGTAACATACCCACGCCCCAAAAGCGGCCGGTCGGAATGTTTGCACGTTACCGAACCTGTTTGTTTTTGAGGTGATTGTGCTTCTTTTCGCTTCTTTTCTGCTTCTTCACAGGAAAGCCGATATATTTCATTCCTATCTAATCCATACAGTTCACAGAGTTTAGATAAACTAGAGCTTTTTAATGGTAACATCTTGCCTGTTTCTATTTGAGAGAGATGCAATGCAGACCACCCTATTTTACGAGCGACATCATGTAAGGTTAAACGACGTTTATGCCGTTCAAGATAAAACATATCTCCGATATTCATTTATTTGCCATCCTTTTTCCTAAGTTATATTCTTACTATCGGTCTAAACTCAATACTATGCGCTATTACTGTAGCCTTGCTATCTGTTGCATTTTGTTTCAACCGTCCGATAATTTTAACAGAGTCTCCTTTCATGCAATATTTATCGCATATTTCTGCGACTCGCGCCCATGCCTCAACCGTCATCTCTATCGTATCTTCTTGTGGAGTATCCATCTCTTGAAAAGTACATTTTGAAATTAGCGTGAAAATACAAATCGGTGTACCTTTTTTAGAAGTGGTGATAACAGGATTACTTCCAACTATTCCTTCAATAAGCAATGAATTTAAGTTATTCATATTGCTTCCCTTTGTATTTTTCAAACCAGAAAATAACATCATTTCCAGTCTCTTTTACCAGCCCAAAATCGGCGGCAAGTTTATAGTTATAATCCCTATCCTTTAGAATTTCGACTTGGTGTTTAATTGCGTCCCTAAACTTATCAAGAGTTAATGTATGCTTATGCAAATTGCACCGTTGACAGGATGGAAAAAGATTGTCCTTTACATCCTCTCCGGCTATTGCAGGTTTTTCATCCAAGCCTCTAAAAATCGGCTTTACGTGGTCTACGCAAAATCTATCGGATAGCAGTTTTCCGCAATAGGCACACCGGCCGTCAAACATAGTACGGATTTCTTCCCGTTCTTTTTTAGTGAGTTTCATTTAATGCCACCTAATAGAAATATGTGTTATAATCCATATAATAATATCAACCAACTTCCATATAGCGAGTGGTACTAATGCAAATGCTATCAATGCCATTGTTACAAATTGATCAAATATATTTTTCATATAAAAACCTCCCCTTTATTTTAGTAACCTGCGCAAGTTTTTCTTTTGTACCACGGTTGTAAATTTTTCAAGTTCTGCAATAAGCTCTAAGATTTTTTCTTTCGGCGGCTCCGGCAACTTATTACGCTTTGGGTTTGAGTCTGCCCCAATGTTGACTTGTATCGGTCGACACGGCTTAATCATTTCGACAAAATCGGGTAAATCAAAATCTATAATAGGCTCGATTGTGATATAGGTATTACAGTCGAAGAACTGCAACAAGTCATGAGACCTCCTCTTCGGTGCTGGACAATTAAACATGATATTTTCATACCATCTATTTGTTTCCATGGTTGTACAGATCGAAAAATTTGATTGTAGATTATTAGATAAACCTAATAATCTATCAGGGTTTTTCGTTTGAAGAAAATATTTGTTTTCAGGAAACTGATTGCAGTAATAAAGTGTTCTTTTAATCCACTTATACGGAATGCCGCCTGCAAACATATCGCAGCTTGAACCGACAAATATAAAATTACCTTTCCCTAAATCGGTTTTTAGCTCTTTTTCGTCAAAATGGAGCGGCGGCTGTTTACCCCAGCGCTTCATATAACAGTAGCTGCATCCATGCGGGCATTCACCCTTAATTGTGTTCCAAGTATGCGTAATAAACTCGTACATATTTCCGGTCGATTTATTTAATGGCATGTACTATCCCCTTCTAAGCTCTGGTATAACTTATCACCCAGAAGCTGAATAATTTTTGTTACTACTTGTCTTTGTGATAAATCGTCATTATCAATACATTCTGTTATATCACTATCAGTAATATAGTTTTCTGCTTGTATCGCCTTAACATAGAATTGTGCAAACGCTCTATTATCATCTAATGATAATCGCTCTATTTTTTGTTTAACAGAAAAACGATTAAGCACAGCATCATCGATAATATCAATCCGATTAGTGGCTGCAATCAAAATAATATTATTTGGCAGCATATCAAATTCCTGCATTAAGGTTATGGTAACTCTTGAAAACTCTTTTTCTGCTCCATTAGCACAACAACGGTTTTCTGCTATACAATCTACTTCATCAAGCATAAAGACACACTCATTCTTTTTTACATAATTAAATATATTTGCAATATTTCTCCCAGTATTCCCTAAAAGAGAATCTATGACGCTTGAAAAATTAAGGTAAAATAACGGTCGATTAAGCTTATATGCTACATAGCGAGCAAATTCTGTCTTTCCCGTGCCGCTTTCTCCATAAAGAATTGTTGCATTGCGGTAATGAATACGCATAGAAGCCATCATTTCTGCAACCGCCTTCATTTTTATAATTGATTGTAAAACAGAAGCAATCCAGTTTTGTTGGGTGTAATACCGTTCAGGAATAAAGTTTTCAGGTGAATAACAGATTACCTTACCCTCAATATTTGTCGGAAGTCTTACGGACTGCTCTGTAAGTTTCTTTTTCATCTGTGCAACAAAATCGGCATTTGCTGCTTTCGTATCATCATTTAGACAGTTCGTTATGCATCTTTTCACTGAATATGATAAATAGTCATTTTCAGCTATAAGCGTTTCTAACAGTTCTTTTGTATTTTTATTTAATGGCATTTTTTATTTCTCCTACTCTTTTTTGAAGCATATTACATACCCATTGAATAACTTCACAGGCATAGAGATACCGTTCATTCAATGTCCGCGAAGCGTTTATGATAGCGTCTGCTACCTCTCCATTCTCTTGATACCCTAATTGTTCAAAGATTTTGCAAAGGCAATCGTAGGCGCGAATAAAATTACTATCAATGGAATCATAGTCAGCATAGAATTTTGCATCCTCAACCGATTCACAATCAACATTTTCAAGATACTTGTTCAGTTCAACATCAACTTTTTCAAGGTCTACGTTATCATTAATAATCGGTTCACTCGACGCTTCGCATTTTTCCATCCAATAGAGCGGATTAGTTTTACTCCCGCAAAAGAAATAATAAACCGGTTTAGCAGTACAAATACCGGAGCCGAATACGAACGTTCCGCAATCGCCTGAATATATCAATTTATGATTTGCAATAAGGATATTGATATGATAATCATTTTCTTTTTTCTCATTAGTCCATAAATCGATATTGATGATTTCTTCCGTGCCGTGCGGGATAGTTTCAATAGCAACGATCTTGTATCGCTCATCAAATACCGATTTTTTCGTTGTAGTACACCCGAGTTGATATTTAAATGGTAATTCACCTTGAGGATTGCAATCGCATTTTATTTCGATTTCATTGATTGTATTGTTTTCTTCGTGTTGGAAAGTGATACGCTCTAAGAATTTTAATAAATCATCCGCTTCTTTTTCAGTCTAATCTCCATATCCTTTATTATAAAAATAATTGATG